ATCTAATAAGCCACTTCCTGCTCCTGTAAAATGAGCACCATCTAGTAGTTTACTATAGAATATAGTTGTTTTATTATCCGTTATTCCACCAACCCACACTCTACCAAAAGCTGCTATTACTGAATCAGGATCAAATGTAGTTACTCCAGTAGGAGCTGTTCCATAGTCTGTACCAACTCTTTGGAATACAAAAGGACCGCTATGAGCACCTTCTCTATATACAAGCATTGGGTTTCCACTTTGAGCAGCAAACGCATAAGCTTCTGCAGCTGCACCACTACCCTCAGGAAGAGCCGCCCACTGCCATCTATTACCTGTAAAATTAGGTTGGCTAGTTAAAGCTATTGGACCACCTGAGTCAGCTCCAAATACATATTTTCTTGTAAGAGTAATTTTATCAGTAGTAGAGAATAGTTGTCCATTACCTGAACATAAATAACTAATTTCTCCACCAAGTGTTTTAAATTCAAATATAGACTCTACATAATTATTTGTACCTAATGAGTTAGTTGCATTAGTTGGTCTATGTATTGTTACATTACCACTAGTAGAGCCACTAGTACCATGAGTAATTGTAAATGTATTTGCTGTAACTGCTGTAATTTCAAAGGCACCATCTGCAGCTGTACCTGAAGTAAAGTCTAAATGAACTGTATCTCCAACAAGCAATCCATGAGCAGTAAAGGTTACAGTGACAGTAGTTAATGTTCTAGAGTAAGTAGCTGATAAACCATTTCTAGTTTGTGAAGTACTAACTGTATAAGTTCCAGTACTTCCAGTTGTACCTGTTGCTTGAGATACAATAGTTGTTCCAGCTGTAATACCAGTTCCTGATATAGTAGTTCCAGGAGATAAAGTACCTGATGTTACAGAGTAAACAGTCATAGTAGTTGTAGAAATTGTTGATGTAAATACAGCACCACTACTTGGGTTTGTTAGAAGATCCCAACCTTTTCTAGCACCTAAACGACCATACTTGTCAATGATACAATTATTAGCAACAGTAGCATACCCACTCTCAAGAGTAACACCTGAATCCTGAGTGTTTAAACCCATGAATCCAGGAGCTGTAATACTTGTAGTTTTTAATGGACCAGCCATTAACTAGGATACCAAACTGTTTCTTCAGGTCTATGTCCTGCTTCTATAGCAATATAGTCAGCAAGCAGAGTTCTAAAGCGTTGTTCTTGTTCTTGGAAACCCCCATCTTCGCCTCTTTCAGAAATAGCCCTAGCTATTGTTCCTTCAATGACTAAAGGTGAAGGAATAAGAAGTTTATCTGTAGCAAGTACTAAATCTGCTTGTGGAAGTATTACATTAAATCTTAAATCATAAACACCATCAGGTATAGGAAATATATCAACTTGTGTATCACCATTTACATTTACACCATTAAAGTTGTAATATGCTGGGGATGCTTTCTGCACAGTAGCCATAAGGAATTGTCTATCAAACCAAGTCCCTGGTCTATTTTCTAAATAAGTATTAGATGTATCATTAATAACATCTAGCACTCTAAATCTAGTTCCAGTACCAGTTAGGACATAGTTAAATAGGTCACTAGTAGTTGTAGCAGTTAAAGTAGTACGAAGAGCACTCCAATTCCATGAGTTCTCAATATCTCTTTTAACTTCATTAACTAAGTCAGCAATAAGCGTAGAATAAGAGTTAGCAGAGATAGAATCAACTTGCTGTTCCCTTAATCTTCTTAAAACTCTATTGACAATTTCTAAATAAGTCATGTGTTATTTTCCCAGTGTATACAACAATTATACCATAAGAATGGCTATTTGTCAACTAATTTCTTACCATTTAACCTTGTCAGCCCAATAAGCCGCACTCATCTTACCTTTTGCTATATTAGCACCATGTCTTGCTTTAAAAGACTTTTGTCTAGCCTTCTCAGAAGCTGTTTTAGGAGCAGATCCTGCACCACTAACACCTTGCTGACCAAACCTAATTAACTTCTCTGTTTCCCCTACTTTAGCCAATACAGCATGAGACTTAGTAGGATGACCAGGAGTCTTCTTAGGTTTGTTATAACCAGCGAATGTTTCTTTACCTTTTTTAATCATTTCTTTTTAGCCGTCTTTAATGATTGTTTAAACGCTTTAGCAGTAGGAGCCCCTTTAGAACCTGGCTTTCTCATTACCTCACCTGAACCAGCCTTAATTCGTGCTCGTTTAGCATTAATGTTAGCGTATAATCCTGGTTTAGTAGCCACGCTTTGCACCAGCTTTTTTAACAGGTTTAGCAGCCATCTTCTTACCAGTTTTCTTAGCGTATTCTTTAGCTTCTTTTTTACCTTTTGAAGTGTAAGCAAACTTCTTCATTCCGACCATTGGCATAATATTTTCCTTTTATTTAAAGTTTCTTTTACCTTTGTTGTCTATAACTAGAGCTTGTTTCCTTGGGGTACTGCCTTTAACAGTTGGAATAGATATGTGTACCCAACTATCAAATTCTAATATAACCTGATCGTAAGGAATATTAGCAGTGACAATGGCTCTAACCACAGCATCAGGAGACATTCCCTTGACATTAAAGTCAGCTGCACACCCCTCACAATGTTGAGATGTTTTAGATCCACCCACTGATTCATTAACTTCCTTTGATCTATATCCTGAACTTATGGATATGGGTTTATTAACCACTTTACGGACTTGTTCTAAAAATAAAGCAAGTCTTTCTAAATTATCTTTTACTTTAGCAGAGGGTGTATTATCTATTCCTCTTCTTGATGCTACTTGACTAAATGTAAGTTCTTCTAAACTAAAGTTAGGAGTTAGCTTCATTTCTTCTTAATATAGAACAAACTGCGTTCTCCAAAGAGATAGAACCCAACTGCACTAGCAAAGTTATTAACCTCATCACTTGGTGTTCCAGTAACTACTGTATATACCCATGTAGAAAGCACAAGAACCCCTATTATAGGACGCATCAATCTAACTATGGCTTCTACCCATGGATAAGATGGATTACCTGCCCCAACCTCATTCATAACCTTAAAGAACTCTAAATCTATACTCTTCATTTGAGTATATTGTTCAATAGTAGCTGGTTTAAACACATCGGGTGCTACAAACTTATTAATAAGAGACTTACCTAAATCCATAGCAACTGGTAAGAATGCAGATAATATGGTTATTGGATCCATTAAAATTCCTCTAAATTAAAGTTATGCTCATCACAAACCATCTTTGAATACTTTTTAAACTTAACTGAGTGCTTATCATAATCCGTATGTCCACTATTCCATAACATACAATGCACCATTTCGTGCATAAGGGTCTCAGATACTTTTAAAAAAGAATCATTAGCAACATCTATCTCTATTCTTGTAGGGTAGGTGTGGAAGTACCCTAACACATCTCCCTTTGTATCCATCACTCCAAAGCCCACTTTATGAGGTGCTGGCATTGGGTATAAATTAAAGGGTGGTAGTTTAACAAAACAGGCATAGAGTTTACGCAAGTTTTGTTTAGTTAATAGCATCTTAAAAGAATTTATGTGTTAATAAAAAAACAATTACAAACCCTGCTGTTCCTAAAAGTATTTGCTCTAGTCTTTTAAGACGAGCATTAATTGACTCATAACGAAAAGCACATACTTCTTCATGTGTACTTAGTCTTGACTCAACTTCATTTACATTATGCTTAACCATTACTAACTCCAATTTTGATTATTAAGTACTGTAATTAGTTCTTCTACAGTTGTTGCAGCATTGATATCAATTTCTAATCTATTTGACTCTGTAACAATTTGTGTGCGTTTTAGGACTATATCTGAAGGGATCTCTATAGCTCTTTCAGCTTTACGAATAACATACCAATCGGTAGCATTTAGTAGTTTACCTGCTGTATCTTTAACTTGAGCTACAAATTGACTTTTAAGTCCTTTAGTGACCACTTGTTCTGTAGTGTCAACCATAGACTTTGTAGCTTTATCATAGACTTGCTTATAAAGGGGTGATCCATCTTCTTTAGTTTCAAATTTATCTTCAAGAGCTTTAGGGTTGTTTACATCACCATCCCAATAGAATCTATCATCAGCACGAACAGCATCTGCTACCCATGTAATACCAATAACTAGTTT